ACCGCCAAGCCTGACGGCGTTTCCTGCACATCACCAAACCGCTGCAACCAATCCTCGATCACTTCAATCTCAGCGCCGATTGGCGTGCGGTCAATGTTCATGCACCACCTGCTTTCGACAACAACCGCTGCATCGTTTCCAACTCTGCATCTGACAACCCGGTCATGTCGATCGCCGCAACACTGATCGGCCCACCGTCCGCGCCAGTCATCTCGCTGCGCGCCAGCTTCGGCACGTGGTACTCGATCACGGACTGAAACATGTTGTGCGCTTTTTCTGGGTTCGGTGGAACAACCCACATCGGACGGCCATCGCCGTCATAAAGCTGCTTGCCATCAGCGCCGAGCATCGGTTTGCCTTCCGCAACTTCGTCCAGCCACTTCTGCAATCGGTGAGCGTTGTCGTCGACAAACGCCGCGATGGCTTCACGCGCCGCGCGCGTAGCTTTGTTCGGCACGCCGGGAGTGCGACCGCTACCGGGCTGTCTTCCGCTGCGACCTTTGACACCAGCCATTTTTTGCCTCGCCTATTTTGAAAATGCTCGTACAGCATTCTTCGCGCGATTATCGCCGCGCTCTGTTCCTTCGGCAACAATCTTCGCCGCGCATATAATTTACGCGCTCTCGAAAAAAGTTTCATCCATCTCGGGCACAAAAGCCGCGCTCGTGTACCTGAGATGCCCGACTGACCCGAGTTTTCTATTCTTTCCCCCTACTTAATTAAATTCCCCTTTTTTAACTAATTTAATTATGTTTTAGCCAACAATTAGTAACTCGGGTATCTAAAACTTCACATGTACAATTTTTCAATTTCCCCATTTGCGCTAACACAGAAACCAGCGGCTTCGATAAAAAATACTTGCTAATCAGGAAAGTACCCGAGATAATAATTTAACGCTCATTTGCCTTGTACCCGAGATTGAAGCACTTTTTATTTAACGAGCCAAGAAAGGTCACTCATGAAGCAGAAAAAACCCAAGAAAACATTCCTCGATCAAAACGCACAATCTTTCCTCAAGACAGCCCGCATCGTCGCCGGGCGATTGTTGGTCAATGATCGACGAGGTGCAACTTACCATGCGCAGCGCTCACCCAGCGGCGCGTTGGCGTTGACGGACACCGCTTATGGTTGGGGCGCGGCGTTGTTGATGGATGACTGGAGTGAGGCTGAGTTGGCTTGGTGGGAAGCGCAGCTGGAAGAATTGCAGCCGAGCGAAGTTGTTTGGTTGTTGTTGGACGAAGATGGCATTGTGGTCGGTCACTTGGCCGCGCAGGAGTTGGCAGCCAACCCGGAACGAGCGCACCCATTCCGGCTCAACAACGCGGCGCGTCGCCCATTGCCTGCTTTGGGCGAACCTTATGCACCACCGCCAGAGCCGGTACGCCCTCGCAGGACAAGAGGGATGAGCCTCAGAGATTAGAATCCTTTTGTCTTGCTCAACGGCACCACATTCACGGCTTCTTGGGATTGTGCGGCAAGCAATTCTTCGCCATGCTTACGCACAAGTTCGGTCGCTTCATCGATGTCTCTGGTCAGCTCCCCGCGCACGAACGCATACCGAGCGCGCATCGTTTTCCCTTCAACACGGAAAATCCATCGGTCAGCGCCGCCCGGTGCAGGCACTTGCACGTACCCGGCGCGGTTCATGCGGTGAGAGATTTTGCGCGGCGACTTCAGCATGTTGGCCACGTCTTCGTGGTGGTCGAACTGAGGGTTGACGAGCTCTTGTCCGAGGATGACGGTTGGCTTGCCGAGCTTGTCTAAGACCCAAGCGACAGCGTCTTCAGGCTCACCCCAAGAAGCCGCCACAGCGCCCCACCCGGCTGTCCTCGCGACCTGCGCCTTTGGGTCGAACTGGGAAAGGTCGCGTGCAGCGAGCCAAGCGGCTACGTGGTTGATCCCGCCGCCTTCGAACCAAGCGAACAACTCATTGAAGTAGCTCGGGCGACTTTCCCGCTCATGCCACTTTTGCGGCAGGTGAGAGTGCATGATGAACATGCGGCGGTCTTCGGGCGGGATGTACATGCTCATCCAATCATTCGTCGTGATGAACACGCGCATACGGTTGATGATGTGACGCAACTTTGCGTATTTGTCGTTCAGCGGCAGAGTATCTGGCGGTGCGACGATCATTGGTTTGAGGATGTTGTAGGCTGTGCTGGCGTGGTGCTCATCCTTCGTCGGGCGTACTTCGTCGACCACGAGCATCAAGGTTTCCAGCCATGGCTTATACGGGCTGAACAACTCATCCGGGTCGATGTTCTTCGTGTTCCAGTTGCCTACGGCGGCTTTGATGGGCATCAATGCCGCATCTTTCCCGATGCCTTGTGTGCCACTCAGCACGATCGCGGCGTTACACTTCACGTCAGGGCGCTGCACCATATGCGCGCAGAAGTCGAAGAAGAACTCATGCTCCAACTTGTCTGGCCAGAGCTTCTTGACGTGCGTGATCCATACGTCAGCCTCTTTTGCGTCACCTTCCAAAACAGGCGGCGGCAAGTATTTGTTGTAGATCCTGCGCCCGACAGCCGGTCGCCAACCGTTGGAATCTATAAAGATGTCGCGAATGATTTGTGCCTCACCGGGCCACCACGTGCTGCCTTCCACGAACTGGTCATTTTCCACGCGCATGATGTCGAACGAAGGACGTATGAGCCGCTCACGCCGCCGCCGGGGTCGACCGCGCCGCCCTTGTCGCCCTTCGGCGGGTGCTTCGTCGGCGTCACCTTCGTCGACTTCAACTCGCCAGAGCTCGATGGGGATGGACGCGTCCACCGCTTTTTCAGTATGTTGAGTGCCGTCACGCAAGTCCCAAAATGCCTCTTGCGCTTTGTCGAAGACGTAGTCCTCGGGCCGTGCGAGCCGCCGGGAGTTGGCCACCGCTGCCTGCAACGCCGCTTCCCGCGCGGCTGTTCTTTCTTCTATCGTTGTCAATTGTTCTTCTCCTTCAGCTTGGCTTCGATGGCGGGATATAGGTTTACTGTTTTTAAGTTTTTGCAAACGTCCCACATTTCCTCATCGGTCAGCCCCTGCCATTCTTTCTTTTTTCTTTCCCCATCAAGTGTCTTTTTAACCAACTTGATAAGTGCCTCTTGAATGTCGTAGTTAACGTAAATGTTCCCTACCTTTAAGTTGTCGCGCTCAAGCGTAACCAAGGCCAACTCCAATGCTTCTTTTTCGGTCATTTGTTCTTCTCCTTCAACTTCGCCTCAATCATCGCGGCGTATTCACTCGGCTTCTTTTCCGCAGCGGCCCAAAGCGCCTTCGTTTCAGCGGTGCTCAACCCTTGCCAGTCGCGCTCTGTCGGCTCAGGTGCAGGTCGTACGCCTCTCGCACGAACAACCGACGCCGCAACTCTCCAGTCGTCATTCTCACAAGCTTGCGCGCATGCCTCGCGCTCATGAGCAGCGACCAACTTAGCGAAGCGATACTTATAAAGTTCGTTCGGCTCTGCTTCTCGGACTGCTTGCGCCAACAAAAGATCCACCTGTTCGTTGTTCATTCTTTATCCTCCAACATCATAGCGATGGCCACTGCAATCCCCGCGACCAACACAAACAACCCAGCTCCAACCAACGCAATGCCCATAATAGCGAAGACAACGAAGCTGTGTTCCATAATCATTCTCCACGGTCGTCGTACGTGAAGGTCGTTGTGTCGCCGAGCCGCCACTTGCTGGATTGTTCGACGCGATACTTTTTCGTCGCGACAATAAAGTCTGGGAACTTCATGTCTTTTGGATTCAGCGCGGCGTCGAAAAAACGACAGCGGTTGTTCGGTTGCAATGCAAACTGTCCATTGTCGAGCTTCAACACATTGTAGCTCTTGTGTTCGTCGGGCGTCTCGCTCAACGTAAAGTCCGGGATGCGCGGGTCAGGATTGCAAGTGTCGAGCGTGAACATGTATTCGCCGCCGTGCAGCTTTTTGTCCTTGCCGAAGAATTCAGCGCGCAACCCTTTCAGCAACGGCTTTTCAATGGCCGCAACATAGTAACTCAACGCATCCCAAATTTGCAATGTGTCCAGCGGCAAGTCACCTTGCGCTTTGTCGTCCCAAAAGAACGCACTGATGGGCAACTTGTCGAATAGCGCGCCGTATTCAGGCAGGTAAGTTTCGAACCTGAACGCCTCTCCGCGATGCGCCTTCACGCTCACCCAAATTCCTTGCACCAGCGGCGCGTCTTCTCCGCACGTGAAGTCGTATAAATATTCAGGCCGCACCCAGACCTTCACTGGCGGCAGTGGAGAAACAAACATCATTGCGCGGCCCTTTCTAATTCTTCAATCGATTCTTCATTGACCCACTCCGTCAAGTGTGACCAACCCTTTTCCACACAGTGTCCATGATGACAGCGGAACGCGCCGTAATAGTCGTTCTCAGGCGCTGGCTCACGTATCGCGGCCCCATTGTCGACGCCGCCGGTGTGGCCGTCCACCCAAGGGCAAGACATCTCCGTCCATCCGCTCGGGTCGGGCTCATGACGCTTGAGCATGCTGCGTTGGTCGAGCCACTTGTAGACGTTCATGAACATCCTGTTGCGCTCTAACGCTTCCTCAGTCGGCAACTTTTCCCGCATGACACGTTGTCCTCGGATTTGTAACCCGAACCCGTCCAACAACTCCTGCGGCGTCCATCTTGAGCCGTTCGCTTCAGTGACGCGCGTTGTCCACCCGCCGTAAGCCTTCTTTCCATTCAAGTGTCCGGGTAGCCGCCCGACACGCGTGACTCCACTCATGCCGGGGTCGGCTCCCAAGAGCTTGCCATGAATGAACGCACGGATCAACCCGTCGAACCGCGCCATGTCGCGCTCGGGCTCATGCAAGAAGTACCACCACTGTTCGTTGCCGGGCGAGGTTTCAATCTTCCAAGTGGGCTGCATAGCCTCCACGAATGTCCTGTCAACCTTCGTGCCCACATCGTCCACCATCAGCGCCAGCCCGGCAGTGAACGTCTCAGTGCGGCGGCGGTAAGTTCCGTCAGCGGCGCGCTTGAACGCGCCCACGGTCACGTAGGCGTTGTCCATGGGGCCGAAGGGGATCTCGCGGCCCGGAGCCCAAGGCCGGGGTCGCCAAGCCGCCGGGCCAGCCTCATAAGGGTCGCCGGGGAACCCACAAAGGATCAGCCGCTCGTCCGGGGTCAGCCCGGCAGCCAAATCGGCGAGGAATGCCTCATTTTCCATCATTTTTCCTTTCTACGTTAGGGAGCCGCTATTGTCGGGTATCTCGGGTACGCCGGGCCAGCCCGCACTGGTGCGCCGAATAACCCTGCATTTTGCAGGGGAATACAAAAATATGTTGCCGTGATATGGTTTTGTCGTCATAATAACGATACGGTCGATCGAGACCGCCCTAACTTA